CGATACATCCCTTACCACGAGAGATATTGTCAAACTGGAAGATAAATGGAGTGCCGATATAACTCATGCGAGAGATACCTTTTTCCATCAAGACAAGGCCAAACTCACCACCACGAATCCCAACAATTTGACCACCATCAGGAATGTCTTGAAAGTCAGCTTGCGTTACTTGGCTAGAACCCCATGTAGTCTCATCATTGATTCCTGACCAACGAACACGAGCAGGGTAAACAGTAGAACTCTCAGTCGTCAGAGCAGTAACCACAAAGTCACGAACTACTGTCAAAAACTTGCACTTTGGCGCACTACCCGATAAATCAGCAAATGCTGTAGATGTTCCCAAAGTAAAAACTTGTATTGGGTCACTATTGTTAGTCCCAATAATTGCATTACCAAACTGAGTAAACCTAAATCTATCACCAGAGGCATTAGGTGTATAACCACCTGTCTTAGATACATTGGTTAAAGCACCAACACCAGACACATCAAATATCTTGGTTGAGCCAGCAGCAAACAGTTTTGTTGCGTTTGAAGGGGTTTTCCCTGCTACCAATGTAGTCAAGTTTTCAGAAGCAGCCGCAGAGAATGTAGCCGCTGTTGGGAATGGGCCATAACCAATAGCCTGAGAAACCACATTCTTAGCATCCACCAAAGCACCAGAGATGCTAGGCTGGTCAGGCATCCATTCACCAAATACTAATTTTGTCGTAGCCATGTGTTACTTCCTTGAGCCTGAATTGTCCATGTGTTGTCATTAGCTGATACTGGTGTCCAAGTATTTGTGTCGCTAGAAACAACAGTCCATGTGTTTGAATCTGTAGAAACAGGAGTCCAAGTGTTGTCGTCTTCTGGTACTGGTGTCCAGTTCTCACCAAGGATTACACCTTTTGCTGTGATCGTAGCTGTGCCAGTAACACTACCAACACCTGCATAAATAGCAGAAGCATTAGCGGTAACATTTCCAGTTACGTTAATACTTGCGTTACCTGCAACGACTAAACCACCATTGGCTGTGAATGTCGCAATACCAGTTATTGTGCCTACAGCATCACGCACCCTAATAGCGTCAGCAGTTACTGTTGCATTGCCTGTGATAGATGCCACGCCATTAGCTACGATTCCACCAAGAGCAACTACATCAGCATTACCAGTAATTGACGCATTACCAAACTGAACACGAGTACCAACAGCAGTTACATCAGCGTTACCTGTGATACTTCCAGAGGCAAACTGAACCCTTGTAGCATTAGCAGTAATAGTCGCATTAGCATCTATCGAGCCTGAAGCAAACTGAACCCTAGTACCTGCACAACCAACACTAGCACTAGCACTCATGCTTGCACTAGCAAACTGAACCCTGACAGCATCAGCCGTGACTGTTGCCGTTCCATTTACTACCCCTACACCATTCTGAACCCTTACAGCATTGGCTGTAACAGTCGCAGAACCACTCACAGACCCATAGGCATCCCATAGGGTTACTGAGGTGGTGTAAAGTGGACTATCGAGAGTGAGTGTTAAGTCATCAATGCTAGACTTTAAATTGTCTAGCGAGTCAATTGTCCACGGAGGCAGTAAATCAGCCATCTCACGCCAATGTGACGCTCAATGAACCCGCAGCAATGCGAAACACATCACCAGTAGCGATAGTCTTAGACGCATCCAATGGTGTGTGATACAGCAAGTTACCTGTAGTCAAAGCATCACGAATACCGATATGGGTAATCGTTCCCCATGAGCCACCAGCTTGAGGAAACTCAACAGCAGCAGAGTTGGTAGTCGCACCATTGCTAGGCGCACCAAAGGTCACAGCCTGACGAGCATAGCTAGTACCAGAACACTCTGTTCCTGTATCAGCATCAGTTGGGTCAGTTGTGTACAAAGCCACATAAACAGTTGTTGGTGCTGTGTAAGCAGTTGCTCTCAATGTGACATTGATAAGAGCATTTTCGAGGTAGTTAGACATTTCAGCCATAGTTTCACCTTGCAGTAAGTTTCATTGCTAATGGGACACCAGAGTACTGAGTGCTTTCATCAGACTTGGTAAGGGAGGAGATTGCTCTGTCGTACATAGTTCCCCATGTATTGATTCGACCATCGTTCATTAAATATGGCTCGGCCTCAATCAATGCAGCGTAAAGTAGCGCATCAGGCGCAACATTCAAGAACACGTTTGAAGTGTTTGAACTAGACAGATATGCTGGCGCAGAGTAATACAAGAGCCTGAGTGTATAAACACCATCAGGAGGAGGAGACAGTAAGAACTCGTTAGCCAAGATCGTATAAGACTTAGGAACACCAACTTCTGATGCTCTTGGGTCATTAGACAACGTAGATGGGCTAGAGTAACTTAATGGCTGAATTGGGTTTGTCAGTACGACAAAATCACGAATCTGTAAGAAGTCGCTAGGAACTTCAACAGTTGAATCACCAGATACTGTGGCAGTCGTTACAGACTTGAGCATCTGACGAATACGCAATTCTCTGCGGAGACGATTCTCTGCAAATGTAATGAAGTCTGGAATCTGGCTAGTCAAGTCTGATCTAGCAAGATAACCTGCGATAGAGGTCTTTAAATCAGAGTATGTTGCGAAACTCATACTACTCCTGTTCTAGTGCGCCATGCACGATTCATTGGGTCATTTAACCAAGCAGCAAAACGCTTGTCATCAAGAACAGCAAAACCTCGCATGATTCCTTGTTTGTTCAAGTCATCAATAACTGAATATGGGATAGAAGCAACCTTGTTGCCAAACAGTTCATCAGACCATCTTGCTCTCTCGTCAAACGAGTTATATTCTTTTTTGTTCTGCTCAACAATATCAGTAACATCCTGACGCATTTCAATAACAATGCCACCTTCACCATCGGCATGGACAGCAGTTTGACGAGATTGTAAATTTTGTTGCATAGCTTAATTCTATCAGTTTGACTAGAAAAGAAAATGCCCCAGAGGTTTAAGTCTGAGGCATTTTAGGAGGTTACACCAGATTAGGGAGTAAGGTCGGCTGCGATACCATGAGCAGCTTCGTTCTTAACTTCCAATGTGTACTCGCACAGCAATTGTGTGGACTCATTGTCGCCAGTTACAGCCAACTCGTTGGTCTGGAAAGGACGCAAGTAAGCGATAGCAGCCATGTCTGGGTCAAGCACAAATGCTGTCTCATCGCAAGAGTTGGTAGAAGACATCATCCTGTTCGGAATGACGCTGACGCTTCCGTAGTCACTCAAATAAACATCAGCCGCCGCCACGATAGTAGTAGGGGTATTTGCAGGGGCCATGAAGCGTTGTGCAGCAATACCAGCAAAAGAAGAAACCAACTGCTTGTGTGCTGGGTTAACCATCAACACTTTGGCGTTACCACCAGCAGTAAACACTTTACGAATAACAGATTTCAAAATGTCTTCTGTGAAAGTGCGGTTTGTGCCGTTGGTACGAGCAGTAGTGCCAGAAGCACCAGCAGAACCACCTGTACCGAAGTCACCATTAGTAGCCAACCATGCCTGCAGACCGCCTAATTTACGAGCAGTTGTGCTATTGCCATTAGCAGCAACTTGGTTGCTCAACACAATAGTTTCCATGTCACGCTTGATCTCAGCAGAGGCTTTAGCCAATTGGTAAGCCTTTTCAGACTTACGACCAGCTTTGTCAACGGCTTGCAAAGTGCCAGAAATCTTCACAGTCTTTTGTGAAATCTGAGTGCGGTTGCCAACACGAGTAGTTGGAGACATGGTAGCGTCAGAAGCTGTGTCGCCTTCAACAGCCGCATTTCCTAAAGTTGGTGCGGAAAGTGAATCGACCTGCCACTCATGGTAAACAGCAGTAGCCTTTGTTTTTCCAATAGAAGAAATCATGGGCGTATCTGTTGGAGAGATGTTATAGATAACATCCGAAAGGTCTTCACGCTGACCGATAGCGGTATAGGTTTGATATGTAGCCATTTTAAAACTCCAAAATTAAATGAATCGTTCAAATGCTCTTGCTGCGTCAGTAACTTTTCCAGTTTCACGCAACCTTTGCATCGCTTGTTTATCACCAGACGACTTTACAGGTGGGGCAGAAGTTCCTGATCGCATCATCTTAGGAGCAGCTTGAAGTTTCTTGTTTACCTCTGGCTTGCTCTTTTGAAGTTGCTGATACTTCATCCCGTTATATAAAGTCACCACAGCACGACTGTCATATAGTTGACTGAGTTCTTGGTCTGACCACCCAATAGACTTCGCATAGTCACGGATTTGTTTCCGAACCGCATCACCCTGTGGTGTGGCTAACTCAGGAATCAAACTGGTTAACTTCTCAGACTCTTGACGTAGATGGTTTTGCAGAGAGGCTTGATGCTCAGATTGTTGCTGTTGGGCAAGTCTTTGCTGTTCGGCTCTAACTACTGCTAACTGTTTCTCACGCTGACTCTGTTCAGCAACCGCCACGGCATAGCCAATGGGGTCTGTTTCCTTTAGAACATCTAAGTTAACACCCTGATTTTGCTGCGAAAGGAAGCTATCCAACGCTTGCAACTTCTGGGCATATGCTTGTCGCTCTTGTTTCACATACTCTAAGTGTTGACGTTCAGCTTCGAGAGCCTTACGTTGTTCAGCTAGAGCCTGAGACTTTTTAGTGTAATCTGCACCTTGTTGATAACCCTTGATAAGTTCGTCAAGTTCTACCTCAACTTCCTCACCACTTGCCTTGACTTTATATCTTGGCTTGGGCTGTTCTTCCTCAGATTCCTCTGAGTATTCAACTTCATCATTCGTTTCAACTTCCTCTGACTGTCCCTCGGCTTGGCCTTGTTCGGCTTCCTCAGAATCACCCATCAGACTTTCAAACGCTGAAGCGGCTTCGTTTACATTTAGGCTTTCACTCCCACTTGGGTTGGTGTTTTCCATTTGTCATCTCAAAAATCGCCAGACACCTTCTGGACGGAGGTTAGGGTTTCCCCTAAAGAATCTACAATATTTTCCACTTTTTCTCTTTGATTAGAGTTTCCGAGGCCAAGCCTTCTAGGTGTCCTGTAATCAAATCAATTGTCTTGATATGGCGATAAGCGTCTTCTCTAACACCAATATCACTACTATTTGTGTTAATTATCACACTAATCTGTTCTTTTTTCAAGTTATCTATGACTTCTTTGAAAAAGTCATCAGCTAACAGATTCCTAGCCCATTGAGCCTTAAGGTGTTTGTCCATATTGGCTTTGTATTCCTGAAATTACATCGTTAATGGTAAGTGCTTGGCTAGGCATTACATCTCTACCTGTACCCAAAATGCTCATCAGTCTGTCGTAACTCATGTTTGTAGGTTGGTTAAACTGTACTGGTGCAGGAACTTGACCATAGTTAGGGTCTAAGAACTTCTCCCATTGAGTGCCACGCAACAACTCACGAGAACCAAAATCAATAGGAGGTAGTTGTTTTGACGCAACACTTGTTGAACCACTACCATATGTCGGTGATTTCCAATCAGCAGGAATAGGAACAATTGGGAATCCTGTTGGGCCATCATCAGTAGCAGCACCTAATACACTAGCACCTAAAACACCCAAACGAATCATGTCAATGATTTCTGCTGTTGTGTAAGTTTTATCTGGAGGTAGTTTAATTTTATCTACACTAGTATCAATATCAGCCACTCGCTTGGCAATGTCTGAGCCAATGTTTGAGGCTGTATCAATACCGCCTTGACTGATAACAGAATTATTACCTGTCAAACCACCTACATTTAGTGTTCCACCCTCAGTAACCAATCCTGATGGTGTTTGGTATGTCAAACCTTGAGCACCACCCATAGATGATAGATTGTCAGGTGTAACGCTTCCATTCATTGTGGCAATAGCATTTACAGCATCAGCTACTGTAGTAACTGGTGCGCCTACATTAAATGTAATACCTTGAGCACCACCCATTTCTGGAAGATTAGCGGCTGTACCTGCTTGGACTCCTTGTGCGCCACCCATGTCTGTCAATGGAGGCATAGCAGTAGTATTTGCTAACGAATAATCTATTCCTAAATCAATTGGAGTTTGTACTGGAGTTGCTGCAGGAGCAGTCACAACCACTTCAGGAATTACAGCCTCAACTGAAACAACAGGTTCAGTAACATTTGTTGGAAGTACATCACTAGCAGGATTTGTAAAGACACCACTACCACCTGTTAGTGCAGTATTTGTAATGGTTGGCGCACCAGTTGCCAAAGCATTAGCAAGTTCTGTAGCACCAGCACTACCACCTGCGCCACCTAAAGCCATATCTAATTGAGCAAGTTCAGCAGCAGTCATTCCTTGAGAAGCACCAAGGTTTATCAAACTACTAGCATCAGTAGATGGGGCTAATGATGGTGCATCACCAAGACCACTTGTTATCTGCTGTCCTGCATAAGTTAAAGCTGCGGCTTTTGCGGCATCTTTAATATCTTTACCTTGAGCCAACTGCAAAGCGGCTGAACCTACTGGCCCACCAAATGTAGCTGCGGCAACATTAGCAGCTATGTTTAAAAGTTTATTGTCTTGCAAGAGGTTAAACAAGTCATTGCTAGACGCACCAGTTGTATAGAAAATAGGTGTACCTTCAGGAGTGAAATCTACTCGGTATCCAGTATTTCCCTTACCCTCAAAAGTACCACCAAAGGCATTACCTGTTTGTCTTTCGCTGTATGTATTTGCAACAGGTTGACCAGTTAGCTTATTGCCAAAAGTTTGTTCAGTTTGCTTTTGGTAAATAGGTGTGCCATCGACACCCTCACCCATGTACAGTTCAACCTCTTTGGTAACTGGCCCAAATTGGCTAATGTCTGTAATTCCTGTGTCAGCAAGAATACGAGCCATATCCTTTGTGGCAGCGTCAGCACCATAACCACCTGTCCACTTATCGGTAGTACCTTGGGCTTTAATTTGACTTGCTAGTTTATCAATGACTGCGTTTTTATCTGATTGCGCTGATTGTGTAGGAGTAGTTGGCTGAACACGAGTTGGTTGCACAATAGTTGGTTGAACAATAGATGGTTGTTCAATTGGCGCAGATATTTGAGCAATAATATCTTCAATGGTAGGCTGAAAACCTGTGTCCTCATAGTTCATAAAGAACATATCATCTCTTGGTCTTGCCATGATTAGCCCTTAATCTCTACGTTAGAAGTAATGCCAGCACCAACCTTCATAGCCTTCAATTGAGCCTCAATCTCAAACTCTTGTTGCTTCATAGCAAAGTAAGCCTGTTGTTTCTCACGCTCTAATTGCAACTTAGCAGCCTCTTTTTCCCTCATTAACTGCATCTCAAGGCCAGCCTTTTGTTGAGCCATTTGCATATCAATCTGCTGTTGTTGCTGTTGCAATTGCATATCAGCTTGAGCCTTCTGTTGATTAGCTTGAATCTCAGCTTGGGTCTTCTGCATCATTGCCTGAACCTCTGGAGGCATCTGAGGCTGTTGTGGAGGAGGAGGATTAGACAATTGCTGATCTTGCTCTGGCGTGATCGCTTTGTAGAACTCAGCACTATCCTTAAAGCCAGCAGCCTCAATCATTCTGCCCAAGGTAGAACGATATTGAGCAGGGGACACGTAAGGATTAGCAGGGCCATATTGACCAATCAATTGCTCTTGTTTGGCAACGATCATCTGAAGCATAGCCATTTGCTCTTGTCTGTTACCAGCACCCAAACCTACGTTAATGGCTACGTCATATTGGTTAGCCCATGTGCGAGGGTCAAACTCTACGAATTCGCCACGCATACGCACTAAACGAGGCTTGTCTTGGTACTTACAGAGAAGGTGCAAGATGCCCTTAAACAGAGACTTAACACCTGTCTCAGCAAAGATTCGAGCCATCAATTCAATCTTTCCAGACCCTGCTTGTTGCATAGAAGCAATAGCAGCAGCAGTCACGTTTTGCAAGATAGATGGGTCTAAGCCTTGAGAAGCATCAGATACGCCTGTACGCTTAGATTGGATGGTATCCAAGTACTGAAGCATTGGGAAAGCAGCTTGAGCCACATTGGTCACATTAAGTTGCGACACAGCTCCTTGAGACTTAGCACGAATAACACCACCAGCAGTAGATGTAAGAAGGTCGTCAAGGTTTACCTGCCCTTCAACAGCAACCACTCGTGCATTGTTTGTCAGATAGAGGTTATCCAAAATCTGACGAGTGATAGTCGTCTTAATAAGTTGTAGATCAACAGTTCTGTCAGCGAGTGAGTTACCAAAGAACTTGTGTGGAATTGGGATAGGGCAGATTGAGTGGAAAGGAACGTAGTCCACTTCCTCAACCATGTCTTTACCCCTCTTGTCTTGCAGAATCTCATTACCTGCATAGAAGACTTGAACGAGTGAGGCAATACCCTTGCCATCTATATCAGTTTTGACATAACACTCAAAGACCTCAATCTCTTGCATAGAGGGGTCATCAGTCTGGACTTGGTAAGGTTGCTCACCAGCAGAGAAACGAGCCACTCGCTCAGGAGTGTAGGCAAGCGCATCATCCATCTGCAAGCCTTCAACTTGCTTCTTGTTGAAACCCATAGCAACCAAGTCACTACGAGTTAGCATCTGTCTGTGGGCTACAAATGGGCTATCTGCAATCGTTCTAGCCTTCTTGCTAATTAAGAACTCCTCTGGGGGTACGTTCTCGATCACCACCTTGCCAACCATCTTCTTCTGTTGGACAACAACATTGTGGATGGAGTTAATCATTGGCTGACCCATTTGGTCTAGCGCAGGATTACCCATTTGATCGAGGATAGGGAATTCTTCTGTATCTTGCTCAACAATCTCCATTGTGTCGTCAGACATGAGCATCGCTAACTCATCGTTAGACAAGTTGAAGTAACGCTCTTTGGTGATGTTTTCTTTGTCTTGCCAGTAGGCTTTAACTACGCCTACCTTTTGAAGTAGGGCATCTTTGAACCAATCATGGAGGATAGCGACACCATCGTTATCCCTATGAAACACCCAATTGCAGTAGTCAGTAGCTTGCTTGGCAGAGGCTTCGTCTCTTGGGCCTTGTGGTTCAAAAACAACAATCTGATCTGAACCTGTGAAAATGCGAACAAGTGAGGGCAAAGCACCATCAACGGCCTCTGCTACCTCACCTGTAACGATCTGGCTCTTCCCTTCTACTTCATTCCCGATCGGGCTACGAAGATAATATTCAAGAGCCGTTTTGCGTTGCTCTACTGTCTCGGAGTCGATGTAACCAATAGAATCATCAATCTCTGCTTGGATTATCGACAGTAACTCGTTCTGTGCCATGTTTGTCCTTTGGAGGGCGACCCATTCGGGGTTTGTCCAATTTTAACTCATTTACCACATTTTCAAGCATTTCGATACGCATTTCAAGTTCTTTTACTTTTGGGGCTAGATTTACCCCTTGTCGTTCTACATACATACTTTTCTCCTGTTAAACAATCCAACTTGGTGCTTTGTTGATAGGCTTAGACCACGAGGAATTGCCCTCATCTAAACCTAATGCGAGGTATCTGAACGAATCAGACCCATGACTTGACCAATCGTGAAGTGGTCTTTCATAGAATATCTTTCGCTTTTCATCGTAATCTCTGCGGTAGTTTCTCAGGCAGTTCAGTCCTATTTGAACCTTTGGCACATTGAACCAACATCTAGGCAATAGTCGCCTCACAGCCTGAATCCCATCATCTAGGCTCATTCTTGGGGCTATTTTGATCTCTAGTCCAGCTTCCTCAAGCATCTCCATTCTGCTCTTGCCTGTGCCTAACTCCCTTACCCTAACGTCATGGGGCAAGATATGTTCAGCCTTCTCATAGTCGTTATCCCTAATCCACTTCACATAGTGGTCTAGTCCTACACCGTGGTTCTCGTAGTAGTCCAGTAGTCTGACCTCAGTTCCTACAAGTTGAGCCACCCAGATAGATGTAGAGTCGCCCATGCCCAAGTCCCAAGCTGTAAAGGTTCTGCTCAATTCCTCTCTAGGAATCTCTTGCATATGCTTCTTTTCTTCTAACTCATTGAGGATTTGCCCATAGTAAGAACCCTCTACAGCAGCGTCAAAGGAACACTCGAACTCTTGGCGGTACTTATCCTCGCCCATCTCGTTCTTAGCGGCTTTAAGTTCTGTGTCATCCACCACCCCTGTCTCTGAGGCTTTGAACTCTAGTAAACCCCAACCATCCTCTTTTTCAGCCCTGTCTCGCAGTTCTTTGAAGTGGTTGTGTCCCTTTGGTGTACCAATGAACAAACACCAACCTTTTCGGTCTGTCAGGGCAGGTCTAACAATATCAGTCCATATCTTAGGGTTCTGATCGCCTACCTCGTCAATTATCACCCCATCAAAGAACTGTCCTCGCAAGGAGTCAGGATTGTCTGAGCCATACAGTTGGATTCGCCTACCCCAGAAGTCCACCCTCAGTTCTGAGATGTTGTTAGTACCGCCTAGAGGGTCTGTGTACTTAACGAGATAGTCCCAAGCCACCCTCTTAGCCTGTCCATAGGTCGGGGCTATATAGGCGTATCTGGGTGTTTCTTTGGTGTTTAGCACCGCCTCACGGATTAGGTGATTGAGAGCAGCTACTGTTTTTCCAAATCTTCGGTGAGCCACTACCACAGCAAAACGCTTGCCTTCTAGCAACTCGTGAACCTTTAACTGGTGTTCCCTTGGCTTGTAGGGAATGACTATTTCGCCCATGTGACCTTATGCTCAATGGGTTTGTCAGCATCTCCAGCTAATTCTGTTCTAGCCAGTTTTGGTGTTGCGTACTCAGCCAGTTTAGAGATCATGTCTAAGGCTTTGTAAGGGTCAGGTCTAATGTCTTTGACCTCATCTCCCTCTGCAACCAATTTAAGCCACTTAGAGACATTTTCAGAGTTATCCTCTAGCAGACACCTAACTGTCTCTCTGAACTCGTTAGTGACCCGATTAACCGCACCCTTGGGTCTTCCTCGACCCCTATTGGTTAAATTTTCGGAATATCCCGCCTCTAATTTATTCATTTTGTTTGACTCCTCTAGGGTTGGTCAAGGTTAAGTTAGTATTTACTGACCTAATAGACTTGGCATAAGTTCATAGAGTTTCTTACGCTGTTCTTCGTCTGCTAGTAGTCCTAATGGTAACACACCAGCGAGAATGTCTGCTTCGTTCCTACGCATTGGGTCAAATGCTGCGTTTCGACTTCTAAGTAATGATGGGTCTTGAATAGCATATATGTCACCCTTTTGGGATTCATAAAACTGTTTCATGTACTTTTGTGCTTCGTCAAATTGCTTTCCACTTACATTTGACCAAGTTTCGTCAGGCGTAATTCCATATCTTTCAGCCAAATACTCTTTGGCTCTCATTACATGGCTATTAGGCCCTAAGTCTTTAACATTTTTTATTTCTGCGCCTTTTAAACCTAAATTACTAGCAATAATGCCAAGTTCATCAGTTGATGTTGCAGAATCTCTATCTAACTCTAAGTCTTCTAGCGAATATCTTTTTTTGCCAGCTTTTGCACCAAGTTGATTTGTATAAATATCAGCCCAATTTCTACCTCTAGCATTTGCTGTCAATAAGTCTTCTTGTCTAAGCAATAATGGAAGTATGTTTCCACCACCAGAACCAGAAACATAAGTTTCAGCAGCCGTTGGATTTGTTGTAAAAAATGCGCCAGCACCAGAAGTTTTGCCTTTACCTTCAACATTGAAAATATTTATATCTTCATTTGTTCCATGATAGACAGGAGTATCAAACCCCATAGCCTTTGCCCTCATCTCTGGCGTATTGTCTTTAGGAAGTCCTAGACCTCCTTCTTCAATAGGTAGAGCAGCGTTTCTTTGGGCTGTGTCTAGTGCTTCTTTTTTAGGATAAGGCGATCTTTGTGCTTTTCCAAGAACTTGGAGTGTCACAGACTCAACAAGCATTGCCTCTTGCTCTGGGCTTGATGGCTTATACTTTTTAAATTGTGTATTAACCAGTTTTTCAAATTCTTTTTCGCCAACTAACTCAAGTGATTGTTTAATTCTGTCAACAGTAGGAATATCTCTAACTTTGAGCATTTCCTCCATTGTTAAGTCAGGCTTATAAATTCCTTTATTGATATTTATTGGCTTAACACTTGCACCTACTGGTAAACCCTTAGTCATTGGGGCTAACAAAGGTGAGGCTTGGCCTAACAAACCAAGAGCGAAGGCTGGCTCTGCTACTTTTCTAATCTTTTCGTAATCAGGATTAAGGACACTAAAGCCCATCTCATCAGGCGCAGTTCCTAACAAACCCTGAACAATCGCATAAGTGCGAGGGTCTGCCAATGTATTTACATCACGCTGTGCTGCTAAAGCCCTAGCCCTAGCACCTTGACGCTGTAAATTAGGATTACCAAAAAATGCGCCTAGTTCAGCCATTATTTCATTCTGCCCATTTTCTTGGCAGCTTCGCTAATTGCAATGGCGATGGCTTGCTTTGGGTTCTTAACAACCTTACCACCCTTGCCAGAGTGCAGTGTGCCTTCCTTATATTCGCCCATTACTTTGGACATTTTCTTTTCACCAGCTTTAGTCATTTTCATAGCTACACCTGTTGTTTTTTTACCACTTAACCTTGTTTGCCCAGAAAGCAGCACTCATCTTTCCCTTGGCAATATTCTCAGCATGGCGAGCCTTAAATGCTTCATTCCTTGCTGAACCATCAGGAGAACCCTTTACACCTTGTTGACCAAAGCGAATCAGCTTCACATCATCACCAGACTTCGCTAAAACAGCGTGAGACTTGGTTGGATGGTTAGGAGTTCTCTTTGGCTTGTTGTAGCCAGAAAACTGCTCTGAGCCTCGTTTAATCATTTCTTTTTAGCCGTCTTAGCCGCTTGCTTAAACGCATCCGCAGTTGGCGCACCCTTCGAGCCAACTTTACGCATACGCTCTGGAGTCTTGCCAGCAGCTTTTTGCGCCTTGATACGTTCTTTCTTGGCTGCAATGTTGGCATATAGGCCGTTCATTTTTTAGGCTTCTTTGCTTTGTTCTTTGCAGTTCTCTCCCCACGCACGGGTTTAGTCTTCTTCTGCATAAGTTTCTGCATCATCTCCAACGCTTGCTGATTTGTCGTTCCCATGTTTTTCCTCGGTTATTGGCCCACCTGCAATCCACGCCTCACAAGTTCTCTTGGAAGCGCACTTAAAGTCGAAAACTTCGCAATATCCTAAGTCACCAGCATCAATGACTTCCCAAGCATCCATCTCGGTGTCACCCATCTCAAGACCTGTCTCAATGCAAGACAGCATCTTAGGGGTTTGGATAAAGGCTGAACAGTTACCGCAACGAGACTTTTTGGCTTGTTCTGGGGAATTTCTCCAAGTCTTAGAGATTTCACGCCAGTAATCCATGTTGGATTCGTTAGGGTTCATTGGGCCGTAGTTGGCCTTATCAATGGCTTTCTGACGATTCTCAAGGTTTACCTCTACATCGCCTGTAGCAACAGGACAAGCATCGCCATTTTTCTCTTGGCTTTGTATCTCAATTTCGATCTTTACGGATGGTTCTAGCAAGCCTGTCATGGCAATCCTCATGGAGTTTGTACTATTTTCGCACAAAAAGAGAGGGGTATCAACCCCTCAAAACTCATGGCAACTGAGTGCCTCTATCCTAACAACTTTCTCAGGGTTTCGTTAAGTACCGACATTTCGTCATGTTTATAAACTGACCAAATTCGTGCTTGACCATGAATCCCATTGTGTGAGCCTTGGTGACAATCCTTACACAAAGGAATACAGAGATACTGCTGATGCTGCTTAATGTGGTGTGCGTCTGATGGCCCAGACTGACCACAGACCCCACAAGGCATCTCTTTGATCTTGGCGAGGTGTAGCCTTTCTCTGCTGCTTGGCTTGTTATTCAATTTCCACCACCAGATTACTGTTTGACCTTATGTGGTCTTTTGTTTTCTGAATGTATCTTTCAAACTCACTTCTTGAGATACTTCCTTGCTGTAGATCAGCGTATTCAATCAAGTCTCTACAGGCTTTTATACCTTCCCCATCCAAACCCATCCTCAATGTCTCTTGATAGCGCATAGCGGCTTTATGGAGGCTTTCTTGGGCTTTCTCGCAGATAGGTAGCACTTCTGGGCCTACTCCATGTTTTCCCATCATCTCAGACAGGTTTAGAACATCTACCAAGGTACGCCAGTCATGGATAGTTCCTTGTCCCTTAGTGATAGCTTCCAAAGCGGAATACTCAAGCATCCTGAGTTTGTCCAGCTTGTCCCTTTGAGTTATCGCTGCCCCCACTATCGCATGGGTCACATTGTCCACCAGATTCCAATGCTTTCTCTTTGTTTTCTTGCGAGTCATTATCTTTTCCAAAGATGGCATCCCATCGGTTTGCGTATTCTTCATTAGTTACTGAAAATTTCCTTGGACTTGAGCCTTTACCCATGATTTTGCATCCTTAGTCTGTATTCAACGATTCGAGCTACGGCATACATATCTTGGTAGCTGTAGTCTCCAGATAAATCAGTTCTTGGAATTAACTCGTCTATATCGTGATTTGATAAACCAACCCATTCACGCTTTGGAGGCTCGGCAGGGCAAGTACAAGTGCTTTTGTTGCCTACATACCAACATTCACCACAATCGCCACAGCAAGTTTTAAACATTCTTCATATTCCTTACAAAAGTAGCAAAACTCTCAGCAGTAGTGCCAAAGGCTTTCATCTTGTCAAACTCTTTAGCTACCTCCTCCAGCACCAAGTTTCTTTGAGATGGAGAAACGTAAATATCAAAGTGGTAGGGTTGGCCTAAATTCCTAAGAATTTGCTTACCAAGGTTACTTTGCTTTTCAACATCGTTAAAGGCTTCATCTTCCTCTTTTGTCCATTCAGTCATGTGTTCTTCTCCTTGAGTTTGGCTTCGGTTGCAAACACCGCGTCACGAGCACTCATTGCCATCAACTCTTTCTGTTCGTGCCCAGTCAGCCCAACCCATTTTGGTGGGGCCGAATACATCTTGTCTCCAATTGATGGGATAACTCCATCAGCCCATTCAACACGCCCCCAGTTTCCAATGGTTGCAACAAGAAACCTCTCCTGCTCTGGCTCTTTGCGCTGTGGTGGAAATTTGATTGCGCACTTGCAGGAGAGGTACGAGTCGGCTCCGCACTCGCAAACCCACTGCTCCTGCTCTGGCTGTGCCAAGGCTTTAATCAATGCCTCACAAACAATGTATTCAGGTTGATTGGGTGAATGAATACCCATGCCCACTTGCGCCAGTTCAATCAATTCGTCTTTAGTCATGCTTGTCCCCTTTAACGATCATCGCAGGCAATGACATTGCTTGAACAATTAAAGCGTTTTGTCGGACAATTTGCTCATTGATTTTTAAAATTTCCATCAGCAGTTCATTGACTAATGGATGAGGTTCTGGGTGTTTGATTTCAATCATGCTTATCCCCTGTAAAACTCACCATGTGCAGACTGCCTAGCTTTGTTCGCTACAAATGCGGCTTCTTCAATGGATGGAAACGAACCAAGATGAACGCTCTTTCTGTTGACGCAAATTGATGCAACCCATTTCTTTGATTGCTTATGCCAAGCAACCCCTTTAATACCGCTTGAACCTGTGGCTTTTCTGTTTTGATTGTTTTGGGATGATGTTGCCTCCCTCAAGTTTTCAATTCTGTTGTTCATTCTGTTGCCATCAATATGGTCAACCTGAGTCGGCATATATCCGTGGTGATACAAAAATACCAAGCGATGTACGCGATAAGATTTACCGCCTACGCTAGACCTAAGATACCCCTTGTCGGTCAGTGAACTCAATACGTCACCCACTTTTCTTTGTTTGCTATTGGTTTTTGCGATGAGTTTGCCATCAACATAATCAACCAACTCTTTCAGCTTTGACTGTGTAATCATTTGTTATCTCCTCTTGCTCGGATGGCGGCTTCGATTTCATCGGCGGTATCTACCTCGTTGCCGTAATGGCCGAAACCATACTTGTCGCTGATTCGTTTCGCCACATTGGCACACGCTTCACGCTCGGCAGAAGCGACAAGGTCAGCAAAGCGTCTTAGCGCTCCATGATCTCCATCCATACCAACAAACCCAGCTTCTTGTGCTAGACGAGTAATGTCTTCTTTAGTCATGTTTGTTTTTCCCTATTAAATCGACACGTTCTAACGATGTGTCGTTTTCACCTGTAAAGATTTAGGTACATAAATGCAAGCCTTGTCCTTGGAGTTCTTTACATTGACAGGATTAGGCAGAGAGAACCTTTTGCAATTTAGACACTTTGCATCAGGTTCTTTTGGTTTACAGCCAAGCATCAGACACCACGCAAGTCGTAGTCAACAGAAGCTGAGTGGTCTGCTTCCTCCAAGAGATGCTTCTGGAGGCGCATAGAACCTTCGATCTCTAAGTCACGATATTGCTCTATGCTAAAGATTCCCATTAGCGAAACCTTTTCGTAGATCACATCCTCGATGCTCTCGTTATAAATGCCTTCCTCGTCTTGCTCGTATTCCATGACGACAGTAACGATTACAGAGCCTTCACCAACAGTTGTGTCAAATTTGTATTGCATGATTTTTTCCTTAGAAATAGCAAGCAGTTTCACTAGCATCCATCTTGTCTTGATAGTGATTCCAGCCATCAATCCAATCTTTAGACTTTGACTTGTCGCATGGCTCACAAGCTGCTGCTGCATCAAAACCATTGCGAAATTCTTTGTTTGTAAAGTACTTGCTCATTTTGCTTAATCCTTAAAAGTACCCTTGCGAATTGCTTGGGCTGACTGAAGTATAGCAAACTAAACAAGATGTTTATTCTAGGGACTTACCCTAATCACAGATTTATTCCATTATTTGCTGCCCAAGCGTAAAGCCACTCTACGAATTCGCTTGCTTGCTCTTTTGTGAATTTTCGGGTTTGGTAGCCCAACTGCACTATTCCAGAGCCATCTAGGTTAGGAATGATCTTCCCTTGGAGGTTTTCTGTTTCACGCAAGTATTGGTCAACCAGTAAGCGTTTCCAATCCTCTGCTGACCACTTAGCACCCATGTGCTGTGCTTGTTTGGCAATGTCGCCAATCATGGCGTGATATTTTTCCTCTTGCTCTCTGGTTTTGCTGACCAGCTTGATTTCCATCGTTAGATGTTTGCCAGAGTCCAAAGCCTTGGTTATCTTGTCCCAATGAAGACGAATACTAGTTTTCGCCTGTTCTGTACTTGTCAGGTTAAGAATCATTTTTAACCCCGATCATTCGTAATGCGCTCTCAGCGTCATTTACTCTGCACAACGTACCTCCAACCCAATTCTCGAAAAAGTCGGCTTGTAGCTTGGTTAAACGCTTTTTAGAGCCATCTTTGATCTCCACCAGAAAGGTGTGACCCTTGTAGCCAACTAAAAGGTCAACTGGTAAGCCAATAATCCAGACATATGCGCCAGCGGCTCGCAAGGCAGAAACTATCTGAGTTTGGTTAGCATCTACTCTAGCGGCATATCTCATTCGAGTTTCCCTTCTTTCATTTGCGCCATGTACGCTCTTATTCTGTCTCTAGCACCAGAGCCATAGATTCGCTCTGCTCGTTCCAATCTGGCACGAATCAGATCAGCGTTTTTACTTGCTGTCCAAGAACGATAGAGTTCCCTAGCTTCTGCTTGCTCTAGGATTACCCTATCGTTTGGGCTTTCTATGTTTCGTCTGGAATACATAAGTCGCCAGTTAGTTCCAAGGCTTTGTTTATCAGGTGTAGAGGGTAAGGTACGCCTTCACGCACCTTGTCCAGTAGTTTCATGGCTTCGTAGTGAGACATTACTCAACTTTTTCATAAGTCATTTCAAATATGTCTGGTTTGCATGGATAAAACTCGCCTTTTACACCTTTAATAATCCAATCTCCCATGCTGGCACTATGTTCTCCTTCAAGAGTTGGAATCAGTAAAGTGCGATCTTTTATGTGTAATGCCCAACCCCATAAATACGAATCAGAGCCAGTCTTACATTTTGTTGCGCCACACCATGCACCAATTTCTTCTGCTGTTTCAGGTGTTAATTGTTTAGCTTCAATTACCACAGGTTTTTTTATAAATTTCATTTTTATTTCCTTAGTTCAGCTAATCTTGCTCGGATGTGCTCAGGCATAGGGGCGGCTTTTTTTCGGTCAGCTTCTATCTTTGCCAAGGCAGGGTCAATTGTTTGAACAGGTTTGATCTCAGGAATCTCAGCACCATCCCATCGTTGTTGGTTAAGGTAAACCAAAGGGGCTGGAATATATGCACCATTGTCTTTGCGCCATTGGTCGGTTGTTTTCATCCATTCAATGTGCTTAACAATCTGGTCAACACAAGTCTCACAGTAAAACTTGTTCCACTTCTTTAAACACTCAGACTTTGCGCCTTTGCGTATTGACTTAGGCCATGCAGCCCAGAATCTTTCAAATCCATTCATTCCATCTTCTCCTTATGTTTAACCTTCTTCATAATTCCCCTTTGGTGATTGTTTGAGCAAAGCAAAGCCTTACCGTATCAAAATAAGGTTTCGCCCTGCTTGTGGATAACTTCCCCTTCGGAGCCATGTCATCGCATCGCATTGAACAGACTTCTTAGACTTGCGTCCAAACCACTCGGCTCTATTCTTCGCCCACCGCCCCTGCTTTAGTTCGCTCGTGTAACAGGGTATCCCAAATGCAACCACCGACAGCACCGCATTGCATAGCCGCAAAAAGCAAAAAACCCTACAAATAACTCTGGTGGTCTTGGCTCTTGGCGAGAGCAACAGCAAACGAATGACGCTAATCAAAAGTTCACTTGCCGTCTGACAAGACCACCACAGGTATCTGTAGGGTTCGTGATTAGCGTCACTCGTCTGATGCCACTCAGACGATTTGATTATACACATTTTTTACCTTGTCAACACTTTTAAATAAATTGATTGTTGGTAATCTCTTTAACTTTTGGTTTGCCAAACAATCTCTTAGCTTGTGCGTTCATCACAGCATACTCAGCTTTGGTAAAGATTCCATAAGTCTGGATACCACAAATGATGGTCTTATCCTCTTTAGGCTTTGTCAATGTGTACTTAGCCATCCAGTATCTACCTACCTTGACTTCCTCTGTGGTTAATTCGCCTTTGTAGCGCAGTTTCTTGGCTGTGGATAGCACAGAGGACTTGGGCATACCTGTGAGGTCACAGAGTTCAGCAGAGGTCAGAGGGCCATTTTGGAGGGCTTTAATAATTGCTTCTTGTGTCATTTAAACCATTCTGGCTTGAGTTCTTTGAGTTGGTATAGGCGTAGAGGGGGGATTGTCTTCCAATGGTTGACTGCTGCCCTTGTAATGCCAAAGATTCTAGCAAGCTCACTCTGTGAGCCAGCAAGTGTGATAGCTTGTTGTATATCCATCTCGACAGTATAGCAAAATCAACAAAGTGTTGAAAGAAAGATACACTAGGGAAAGTACTTAGATAAATATCTTGTTTAGTCTGTTTACTTTGCTATACTCACCTCAGCCCATAACAAATCGTAAGTGGGTCTTTAAGGAAGCAAAATGAACTTTGAAAAAATCATGGACTACATCACAGCAATATCAATTGGTGTTGGCATGGCGGTTTTACTCGTGGCATGGTGGTCAACATGAACACACAAGAACTAAGACGCAAAGCAAGACAGCTTTACAACAACAAGCTAGTGCCTACAGAGGTCAACCAACTCAATCAGCGTAAGTGGGTTAGGTCTGTTCTTAAACTTGGTGACAAGTGGTTACTTGCTAAACAGGTTGGAAGAATCCAATGATTACCAGAGAAGCCGCAATCAAGGATTTATCACATACGCTTTACTGCTGCTACTGCTGTGAACCTAAGACCTACGGCTCATGCTGTGGAGAGAACCACTTTGTAGAGTTTGCAGACCTCTATGAAGAAGACAAAGAAGCAATGATTGAAGATTATTTAAAGGAAGAATGATGGTACATAAGAAGTTAATGCAAGCACGAATCATGTTGCAAAACGCACCCCTAAAGAAGTCAGGCCACAATAAGTTTGCTGGCTACTCATACTTCGAGTTGGGAGACTTTATCCCCACGATCAACTCAATCTTTAATGAGGTTGGCCTGTGTGGTGTGGTGTCGTATGACGCTGAGATAGCAAGCCTGACAATCACAGATACAGACGATGGCACGAACATCATTATCACTAGCCCAATGGCTGACGCTAACCTCAAGGGTTGCCATCCAATTCAGAATCTTGGTGCTGTAGAAACCTACACCAGACGCTACCTTTGGGTAACAGCAATGGAGATCGTAGAGCATGACGCTCTGGATTCCTCTGCACCGATCAAAGAGGTCATCATTACCCCTACACAGGGCGCAATGGATAACATCCCAGAGGATGAACAGATTTATCTCAAAGAGTTAGCAATGGATTTAATTGCCCTCTGTGATAAAGAAGAACCTAAGACAGCTTGGGTGAAGTTGGAAGCAGAGAACCTAGACGATCAACAAAAGATCGCTCTGTGGACTCTGTTGCCTAGTAAAGTAAGAAGTGCTTTAAAGAAAGCTAAGGAGTTATAAATGATTACGCAAAAAGAAGTTCGTGATTATTTTGACTATTCCGATGGCGTTTTGTATTGGAAAGTTCAAAAAGCTAATGTAATCAAGATTGGACAATTTGCTGGTTCATTAGACAAAAAAACTGGATATTACAGAGTCCATGTAAATTCAAAACTACACAAAGTACATAGGTTAATTTTTTTGTATCATCATGGATACTTGCCTAATTTTGTTGACCACATTGATAACAACAAATTAAATAACAGAATTGAAAATTTGAGAGAAGCAACTAAGTCTCAAAATTGCATGAATCAGAAAGTTAGCACCCGTAATACAACAGGAATTAAAGGAGTAATGTGGCACAAGAGAGATAAAAAATGGTATGTGCAATTAAGAGTTAATTCAAAGTGTCATAGTTTTGGTTACTACGACAGTAAAGAATTAGCTGAACTAGTAGCAATAGAAGCAACCAACAAGTTGCATAAAGAGTTTTCAGCTTACAAAGGAGCATTAAATGGAATACAACAATGAAAATCGTGGTGCGTTATGGAAGAACGACCGCAGGGATGATGATAAGTTTCCTCACTACAAAGGGTCGCTCAATGTAGAGGGTGTAGATTTTTGGATTAGCGCATGGCTAAAAGAAGGCAAAGATGGAACTAAGTTCATGTCCTTGTCTGTCAAAGCTAAAGATCAAAAAGAAGCTAAAGCACCTGCAAAGCGTTCTCCAAGAGACGATTTTGAAGATGCGCCTTTTTAAAATTTAATGTTAACGGGCGGGAAAGCAGACAATTTTGTCGGACGAATGTTAGTACCGCCCACCTCAAGGAGAAAATAATGGATATTAAAAGTGCTTTCGAGAGAATCTTTCAAATGCCTGAGTTTCCACGAGTTAGGAAAACAGACCCAGAAACTTCATTTGAAGCAGCAGAGGCTATCAAGCCAGTAATAAATGACCATCACAGAATCATCCAAGCCTGTCTGCAAGAATATGGTGCTTTAGGAAAAGATGGGATAGCAGCATTAACTAACCTTGATGGCAATCAGGTAGCCAGACGCTTAAACGAGATGAGAGTTCTAGGGCTTATCTATCTCACAGGTAACACAGTTAAATCAAACTCAGGTAGAAACGAAAGGGAATGGAATGTCGTTTGCAGAAATTGAACTACAAATTATTAGATGGTCTGAGGCCAGACGCATCATTCCAAATAGTTCACCAGAGACTCAGCTTCTCAAAGCCATGTCAGAACTTGGTGAGTTAGCTGATGCAACCATCAAGAAAGATCAAGAAGCAGTTATAGACGCTGTTGGCGATGTAATGGTTTGCCTCATCAACTACTGCGCTTTACAGGACTTGAATCTGGTAAACTGTATGGAAATTGCGTACGATCAAATCAAAAGTCGCAAGGGAGTACTATTGCCCAACGGATTGTTTGTTAAAGACGCTACTTAGCAAGTAAGTAAAGACCCACATTGCTAAAGGCGTAACCTGCATAGACTATCGCCATGTGTGGGTTGTCTTTCCATAACTGCTCACCAGCTATGTAGGCGTATATCGCCCCTGTGAGGATAATTAGCCAAGCACTCAAAATGCACTCACATCTATAACTTCGCCACGAAACTCAACCATATCCTCGTCAAACTTGTGTACGAGTTCAGGCCACAATAACTTCCCATTAAAGAAGTTAAGTACAGCAAACCCTGATCTGTGGTTACTAGGGTTTAGTTCACCATAAGTAAACTGAGGGCCATCAATCTCAGCAAGTGTCCCTGTATCTACCCCATAACGACAGCCGTTATAGTCGCTAAATGGCGTGACCTTGAGTGAGTGTAGGTGTCCAGTAACTATTGAAACCCCAGCGTTAATCGTGTTGTTGTGGGCAGCGTGAACACCACCTTTGTATCGGTGTTTGATAATAACGTCTGGTGTAGGCCAACAAGCCCAACAGAACTCCCAATTAGGAAGATGGTCTGTCAGCTTAAACCCCACAACATCTTTAAACTGAGGTGCGTGAGAAGCTAGTCTATTGGCAAACCTAGAGTCGTGATTACCAAATGTAAACACCAACTTTACATTGTGCCTCTCAGCTTTTGCTGCTTCCTCAATCTCACCAAGCATTGCCTGACAAGCCTTTAACT